GACTTCGTTCCTCTAGTCACTATCTCAGGAAATGGAATGAGAGAAGGTGCCGCTACTTTTGCAGGCATGGGTTATGCTGCGGGTGCAACTTCTACAGCATCATCTCAGAATAATATGGTTTATGATACTGACTTACCAATAACCGCGACTAATTCCGTGGAAATAAGTTTAGCAGTAACAACCGCATCGACTGTCGACGCGGCAATTTCTGTAACATTCGCCTAGGAGCTTTATGGCTCTTGTAGGTGGCGGTGGCGCAGGTAATACAGCAGGCAGCAATCCTTCTGGTACTGGCACTATTATCAATTTTCTCAGATATGATGAGAAAACATTAGTTTACGCTTATAGTGGTTCAATTACCGTAACAGGCGATGACCAGGTTGTTATTGATCATACTACATCAAATGAGTCTATTGATGCCAAGATAATGCCTCAATACTTAGATGACGCTGTAGATGGGGACGATGTACTGATGAAAATTATATTAAATGGACAGCAAATAGGAGGAGCTGTATGTGCCACTGATTTTGGAGCCTCTAATAATCTTGGTCCTGAGAACTGGATTCCTATAGTTATTCCTCCCTATAGCAGGTTCCAGGTAACATTCAGTATGTTAAGTGGTGGCGGATCCATTGATCTCGGAATAAGTCTGACAGGTGAAGCGTTTGCCTAAGTATTGTCCTGAATGTGGTTCACCCACGGAGACGATTGCGAGCCTTTACTCACCAATAGTAACAGCAACAGCAACAACCAGGAAACCCAAGCGTAAACTAAGCGCCTGGAATAAATTTATTAAAGCTAATGCCAAGAAGCCACGTTTTAGATTAAGATCGGGTTCACCTAATCTAAAGAAGCTTGGAGTAGCGTTTCGTAAAACCCCCGCAGGCAAAAAGAAGAGGCGTTAAATGACCAGGCGTCAGACCTACGCGTTGATTCCTGATGGGTTTACACTAAAGAAAGTCAACAAGGGTGAGCTGGACGCTGTCAACGCTAAACGCAAGCATGATAACGTTACAACTGTATTATCCAATGCCACTGCGGTGAAAGTCCTGGGCGCAGGTACCGCGGCTATCGCACTCGGAGGACTTGCTTCTGTTTTTATCCCGCTGTTAGAATCTAAAATCGGTGCGTTAGGAGATGATTTTAAAGACGCGATTAACGAGGTGTTTGACTTTCTAAATCCTTTGCCCGAGATTGGCGAATTCTTAAGCGACCTTAACCCATTGAAAAGAGATTCCGACGTGCCCAGTCCGATAGCTGAGTCTTTGGTAAAATTTAAAATATTACTCGATGTTAATAAAGCCAGGAAAGAACAGGGTCTGACACCTTACGGAAGCTACGAGGAATATGCAAGGGCCGAAATACCTGGAGTGCCTGGAATATGAATTTAGGACCATTGATTGTATTGTTTAAACTTATACAGGATTCAGGGGTTGCGATCTCACCAAACGGCCCCCCTGGTCCTCCACCTCCTAATGATGATATACCTGGTAACTTTTGTTATCGGGCTGATGGTAAATTGACATGGGCATGTTATGTAAAATATGTAGACCCTGGTGCTAGTTACACTGATTACCAGGATTACTTAACAGGGAATTAAATGGAAATTACAGCCATGGAATTAATAGGACTTGCCGTTTTCTGGAGTTTTTTTTATTTCTTTCTAAGCCATTACATTGCAGGATTGAGTCGGGATGCTTGGGTGGAATATATCCGAAGTCCTGAGTCTGATGAAATGTTATTAGAAGCCCTGGATCCTATTGTAAATGAAATAGACGAAAGGATGCACGAAAAGTTAGAAGCGTTTCAATCTTCTTTTTTTGGTTCCCTGGGTGCGGCATCTAAAAAATTAGACCAGTCAACGGGTCAAGCCACAATTAAAGCAGTGACAAAGGATAACCCGATCCTTGGGTTTGTGGCCGAGTACCTCATGAAAAGGGGCAATTTAGGGTCACTACTGGGTTCAGAAACCCAAAACACCCCCATTGACAAGCCCAAAATAAGCGATAAGTTAGGGTTAAAGTAGTCTAATATATATTATTTAATTCATAATTAATAGTAGTAGTAGTATAACGGTTTGTTTTTTTCTTTTTAAAACCGAGTAGTATAAATATTACTTTCTATAATCGAAAATATCCAAAGGTTTCTGGATTGCAGTCCTTTTTATTATAATGAATTATTTATGAATTAATTATATTAACCCTGTTCGGTTACTGATCGATTATGAGTGAGAAAAAAGGCGTAGGTCGTCCGCCCACCCATGTCGACAAAGCAGGAAAGAAGATATTAACAGCCCCTATATCGATCAACATTCCTATAAGAATGATTGATTGGATAGGTGAACAAAAAGAGAAAAACCCTAAGTTCAACGTATCTAGGTATATGGTGGACCTTATCCAGAAATCAATGGACGATGGTATGTGTCCTAATTGCTACGGAACCAATCTTCAAGAACGTTCAATTGGTTTATCCTGTGAGGATTGCACCGCTAAAAGAATGCAATCTGAAGGCGGGGTGTTCAATAAGAACTTAGTACACTATGTATTATTCTATAACTGCGAGAATTGTGATACTCCTTTAGACCTTTGGAATCAAAGAGCATACTTTGGCGCATCTTCAACTAAAAAGGCGATTAGAGGCTGTACGGTTTGCGCTCGATTACCTTTTGAAAATCCAGATATCACTCTGGAAGATGCAAAGAAGTTGAAATAATGAACTGTAAAAGCTGTGGTTGTCGGGTTACTCTAATAAGATGGCCGAATGATAAATGTAAATGTGGGGTTCTAAAATAATGCCTTATTCTAAGTGTTTTGTCTGTAAAAGAAGGTTAGACGTACCGAATCAAGGACACTGGAAGTATTGCAAAGCCTGTTTGCTTGAAAGGAAAACTACAAAGCTATTGAAACAGATCGGAGAATTCACGCACTTTATCACTCAATTATAAGTAGCTACTCATATTAGAGTAAACGGGCGACTTCCATGGCCGCCCCACATGGAGAATAAATGGTAGCAAGACGTAAAGTTAGGAGAGCAAGAAGAAAACGAAGTTTTTCAATAAATCTTTTGGAGACTGGGGCGGGCCTCGCTTTCCTGGATGCGGCCAATGCAGGAACGGCAGCCCAATCATTCATTAAAGGAGATATTAAAGGCGGACTTGATGTTTTATCATCCGCATTCAAGACAAATAAAAACGACTTCATTAAGATTGGAGTTGGAACCCTGACGGCCAAGTTAGTTCTCGGCAGTATGGGAGGTTCCAAAGTATTAGGATCCGTGGGGCCTTTGAAACTCCGCGTTTAAAATAGGAGAAATATAAAACATGGCAGTAGTAATTACAAGGTCGGCAGCAAACCTTAGCGCAACGGCATCGAACCAGGCATTATCGAATTTGGGAGCTAGCAGTGTTAGTTCTTCGTTTACTATTCCGGTTGGAATGTCTGCAATAAAACAGGTTTCAATATCTGTAACATCAGTAGGAACCGTTGACTTCGTTCCTCTAGTCACTATCTCAGGAAATGGAATGAGAGAAGGTGCCGCTACTTTTGCAGGCATGGGTTATGCTGCGGGTGCAACTTCTACAGCATCATCTCAGAATAATATGGTTTATGATACTGACTTACCAATAACC